CACGAGATCCATTGCCTTATAGCTTTCGGCTAACATTCTAGCTTTAAGTATATTAACAATATCAAAATCAGAATCCTCTACAGTCCCATGCTCAACAAAGTGTTCTACAATATCTGGAGTTACTCCTAAGTCTTCATAAGCTTTTATTATTTTAGAGGGAGCACTAAATTGAATAGGCTCAACAAATACCCTGTTGTCCCTAAAGGAGTCAGGGAAATCTTCTACAGTTAGCTTATGCCCCGTTACCCCATAAATATTATTTTTCACATCCTCTAGTTTTTTCCTGCTCCTAAGAGTCCAATTCTTCCATTGATCCTGAAGGCATCCGTAATTCAACATCCAAGAGTACCAACTACGTTTACCTCCTTCACTTTTATTTAAGCTATGTAATCCTAACATATACCCTATAGCTCTCATCTCAGTAGGATCTTCACAAGAGGTAGCACTCATCCCATGCACAAGATACCCTTGGTTCAGTAGAGATATTAACAACTGAGAATTCTGCGTGTACGGTCCTTTAGCTTTATGAATCTCGTCCATGAATATTAAAGTGTTCTCAGGTATCTCCCACTTCATTATCTTCTTACCTCTTTTAGACATGTAGTCTGTGTTACCAGTTCTTATTTTTTCGTAGTTGAGTACGAATAAAGGTTCAACTCCAAATTCTTCTAGCTCTCTTTCCCAAGATGGGATAACGGATTTAGGGCATATAACAGCGACCCCACTGAATATACGAGGAGGAGCTACCTCCTCAACGTAGGGGCTGGAGAAATGGGGGTTCGGGTGGAAATTTGCGAGTAAGATTTTAGCGATGTAACTAGCAACAACAGTTTTACCTGTGCCTACACTGGAAGTATCTATTGTAGACCTCCCCTTTTTAAGCGCACCAATAAAAAAGTCGGCAGCAATGCTCTGCTTGGGGAATAATGCTTTCATTCAGCCCTTTAAGTAGCACTGATATTTAAGATAGTCGAGGATTATTTTCCTCTAATGTATCTAGCTATTAAAAAAGCATCTACCATACCGTCATGAGGCTTACTGGCTCTCTTGCTTTTTTGCCAGCATTCATCAGGAGCCAAACATTCTGCTTTCCATATAGCCATTTCTTTTGATTTCCCCTTTGGGATATGTCCTAACATTTTCTTCTGCCACTTATGTACGGACACACAGTTGGTTTCCCACTCCCTGCTTTCAGCTAATCCAAGCAGTTTACCAAAGCTTATACCCATTGACCTTACAGCCTGAGAAGATTTTGCATGATGTAAAGGTTCTTCTATAGCAAAAAGGAAAGGACTTTCTAGGGACATTAGCCATTCATATACTTTCCTTGTATCTACTTCTCTGCGTTTATTGCGGTGTTTAGTAGGCATAACTGTCTTGTCAATAACAGATCCTGTGTATACGGAAATAGCGGTTAGCCCTCCATCTAAACCATTGTCTACACCTACAATCATTAAACGTCAGCTACCCTCAGTCGATCCACAGACTGACAAGTTAGGATTAAACCATCTCCTTCTGAAGGTATCATTACCTCTACATTCTTAGTTAACAACTGTATATAAAAGACTTCCCTTGCTGTACGTGGTATAACTAGGTAAAAAGTCCCTACCCGTTTTTCGGATATGAATTGGAAATCCTTGTTAGGTAAATCCTTGCGGATAACTACAGTAGGATTGTTAACTCTTAATCGTTCCCGAAACATTTGGTGGGTCATCATTTAAAAAACATGGTGTAGCTTCTCCGTGATTACTAAGTAAATACTCAAACTCATATCTATCTCTAGCTTCCTTTTCAGTTAATTCGTAGTCTTCTATGAGGGTGGTGATTACCATCCTCTTGCTATAACAAGCAATAGGGGGTTGGCCATATCGCTCTATACTTCCTATAAAAGCATTTTGCAGTCCGTCATATAATAATAGGGCGGTATCTCCATCTTCCTGTGTAGACATTATTCTGATTCAGTTGTTGGTTCTTCTACTTCTAGATCGACTTCTTCTACTTCAGCATCAATTACCTGACTCTTCCATTTTTTCTTATTTACCTCTAAGTTCAGCGTAAGGCGACCCCTTGACTCAATAGCCCGTCCTCCATTATTCATTTTATTAATTACCTCTGAAGCTTTTAAAAATGGGTTGAGCCCTGGAGTATCTTTCCCCCTCAACAAATCTGCCCTATATTTATTAATACAAGCCAAGGTGATTTTTTGGGACTCTTCATAGTTTAGGTCAGTAGATTCTAGTATCCTAGCTAACCCTTCTCTGTCAGTTAGAGCCGCTTTAACTTGCTCTAAAACTTGCTCCTGCTTATCTTCTCTACTTTTGTACACCCCTGCCTTTTTCAGCCATTTTGTTACAGCCGTCTTTGATACTTCAAAAGTTGATGCTATATGTTTTAAAGAAGAACCCTCCTGATACATCTCCACAACCTTTTCCTGTATCTGCGTCTTTGCATCGGAGTCTTCCAATTTCTTTGGCCCTGTAAGACCTTCCTCATCCAACCATCTACGTATAGTTGGCTGTGAAACACCCACAGTTCTCCCTATATGGGCTTTAGATTTGCCCTTTTGATAAAGCTCAATAACTGCAGCCCGTTCTAATTCTTTATTTCTTTTAGTCAAACTACATAATATATACTATTATAATAGTTATAATTCAAGTAGCATGCTTACAGAAGTAATAGAATCTTGGGAACCTCAACTTACCGAAGTAGATGGTGGTGTTGTATGGAAGTTTTCTTATGAAGAAGAACTATATCCTGGGGATGAAAGCCTTGTATATCTTCTTATAATTGCATTTAGAGAATGCGTACAACCTGCAATGAAAGAATATTATTTTTGGAGGGTGTGTGATGAGCTTTGGAATAAAGAGGAGATGGTAGATCCATTAATGGTTAGACATCCTTGGGCAGAAGAAATAATTAAAGCTGCTATTGAAAATAAATATGTAGCAGTAGGGGGAGCTGCCTCTAGTGGTAAGTCCCATACAATGGCTGCATGGGGTATTATAAATTGGCTAGCAAAACCTGATGAAACTCTGGTCCTGTTAACCTCGACCACGTTGCGTGAAGCGAGGAAAAGGATCTGGGGTTCAGTAATCAGTTTAATGCATGGGCTCAAGAAGGATAATGCCCCATTCAAGATTCGTGATTCCATTGGTAATGTTGCATATATCAATGATCAAGGAACACTGTTCGAGAGGGCAGGACTATCTTTGATAGCTGCGGAGAAGTCCAAGACTAGGGAAGCAGTAGGTAAGTTCATAGGTATTAAGCAGAAAAATGTTATACTAATAGCCGATGAGTTAAGTGAACTTAGTGAAGCCATATTAAACGCAGGTCTATCTAACTTATCTAAAAACCCTTCCTTCTCTTTGATAGGAATGAGCAACCCGTCCTCCCGTTTTGATGCCTTTGGTGTATGGAGCGAGCCTAAAGATTCGTGGGAGAATATAAATATTGAGCTCGATGATACATGGGAAACTAAATGGGGTGGTAAATATATACGGTTGGATGGTGAAAGATCTCCAAACGTGTTAGCAGGAGAGACTAAATATCCTTGGCTACCCACAGAAGAGAAGCTCCAAGAAGATGCGGAATTGTTGGGGAGGCAGAGCAGGGGGTATATGCGAATGGTACGAGCAATCTTTTTTGATAGTGAAGAGACTGAAACGGTATATACAGAGGCTGAGTTAGTTAAATCTGGAGCTATGGGGAAACCCGAATGGAGTGGGAAGCCTATTAATATTGCTGGGTTTGACCCTGCATTTACTACAGGAGGTGACCGATCTATAATTTATTTTGGTGAAGTAGGCGTGGACAAAACAGGACAGTTTGCCTGTCTTCTAACTGAAGCGGTACAAATTAATGACGATGCCACCAACAAAGCGGTCCCTCGTTCTTATCAGATAGCTCGTTTAGTAAAAGAGCATTGTGATAAGAGGAAGGTGACTCCTTCAAATTTTGCGATTGATGCAACAGGGGCTGGCCAGCCACTAGCTGATGTTCTTGCAACGGAGTTTGGGGAAGACATTCTTCGTGTTTCGTTTGGAGGGAAGGCATCTGATAAAAGGGTTAGCTCTAAGAGCAGGGAAATAGGTTCTGATTTATATTTTAATAGGGTAAGTGAGTTGTGGTTTGTGGGGAAAGAGCTATGCCGAACAAAACAATTGTACGGTATAAATTCTGAATTGGCTAAAGAAATAACAAGTAGGCATTATGATGTAATTAAAAATTCATCTAATTTAAAGATGAAGTTAGAGCCTAAACTGTCTTACAAAGGCAGGTTTGGGCAGTCCCCTGACTTAGCTGATGCCGCATTCTTGTGTTTAGACTTAGCAAGACAACGTCATGGACTGGTTGCAGTTGACCCACCAAAGAAAAATTCACAAGGAAGTTTCCAAAAAAGAAAAAGTCTGAAAGACCTTTCACAAATTTTATCGACGGAGACATTAGTTGACTAATAAATATTACATACACCTGTTAAGCAGTTTATATCAATATGTATTAAACTGCTTAACTACTACTGGAGGTTGTTTGACTTACGGTAATTCAACCTTAAATTTAAGGATTCTTCTTATGCACTCTAATCCAACACTTTCTATATAATGGCATCGAAATCTTTCTGGGATAATATTCAATTTGGGCTGGACCTTGCAGGGGCTGTCCCTCTCGTGGGAAACATAGTTGACTTAGCCAATGCTGGGATATCTGTGGTTAGGGGAGATGCCTTGGGAGCTGGCCTCCGTATGGCTCAAGCAATTCCAGGGGCTGGGTTAGGTGTTACAGCAGGAAAATTAGGAGTTAAGGGTACTAAAAAACTTATTGAAAAAGGGGGGGCTCCTCTTCGTATGGGGGGTGCACCAGCGGGCAAGACAGCAGCAGATTTTTGGCCTCAACTCAAAGGTGGTAGACTCCAAGGGCTTACTAAAAGATATGGTAAAGAATATCTCAAAAGAAGACCTATTCTTAGGACGGTTTCTCTGGCCAAACCAGAACCAGAATTTGCAGAAGGTTTAAAAGGCTCAGACGTTCGCCAATTGGCAGAGGCAGTTGAAGATCGTGAGACAGCTAGGCAGGAAGCAATGGAGAAGATGATTGATGACCAACCACAAGTTAGGGAGAAAGCCAAAGAAGAAGCGGAAAAGACGAGACAAGCTGATGTTGATACCCCTCTTATGAAAGAAGGTTGGCAGGATAGGAAGAAAGTCTTAAAAGATCAAATATTTGATTTGGAGGAGAACCTAGGTAAGACACAAAAAGCTAGAAGAGAACAATTAGGCAACAGACTTATTAATGCAATGTCTAGGGCGGGCAATGCGGACCCTGATTATTGGAGTAAGAACCCCGATAAACTTCAAGCTATTATACGTGAAGGAAGTAAACTAGGAGATCATTCATTTACTAAAGACGATGTTAGGGGAGTCCTTAGAAACACTTACAGAAAAGCCGTACATCAAAAGAAGAAAGATTTTGCAGATGCAGAGTTAGCCCAAGCTGATGCCAATAGGGAAGCAAGCATTGATGACTGGAATATCCAAAGGGCTATTGATAGGCAAGACGAAGTGCTTCCTACTGCGGCATTGCGTAGAAGGGGTGACAGGATGAAAGAGGGCATGCCAAAAGGTTATCAAGGACCAAAAGAATTTAAGCCTGAAGGTGAAGATTTTAAACCACTGGAAATGGAGGCTTCTTTGAAGGGAGCTAAAAAAGAATTAGAAGATATGGGGCTTGCAGAAAATGAAGCCTATTCTGATTGGATGGAGGCCGCTGCAAAAAGAGAAGAGGTGGGTAAAGCCGAACGGAAAAAACAAGATGAAGCTTTCGGGGATAAACTAATTGCCGCAGAAGAACAGGCAGAGGCAGCAGCTAAAGATGATCAGAAAGTTTTGCAGGAGCATAGAGATCATATGAAAAAGAAAAGATCATGGGCAACTCAAAAGAGAGAAGATTGGCTTGAACCCGTTGAACAGGGAGTTGCTGATTGGTGGAAGAGTGTTGCTGGAGGAGGAAAGTACAGATAAAATGGCTAGAGCACAAACCCAAAGCCCTTATGATGCTATGGGCAAACAGTTTGATTTTTTAATAGGCGATGCTCAGATGTCTATTGCAGATCCCAATATCGATTTTGGGACTAAGGATATACAAGCTCTAAAGAGCGACATATTTGCGATGTCATTAGGCATGCGGGATGGGGCTCGTTTGCGGGCATCTTATGGGGGAAAATTAGATGCTATGGATTCTGCTATTTCTAAGCAGAGAAGTGCTGATGCTTTAACTGCATCAAGATCTTTGGCAGCAGAAAAACTTAGAGCCGATTTAAAATCTTCTGAAGAAGCAGCTCGTATGGAGAAGGAAGCTCAAGAAAAGTATGGGGAAATTGCTGGTAGGATAACTTCTATCCTAGAATCGAAGGCCCCCGCCCAAGATAAATCTAGTGGTGTTTATGGAGTTTTCTTGTCTAACCCAGAGTTCACTAACACAGCTACTGGAAAGCGGTTAATGGATATGACTACTCACTATCAGTCCACCCAAAAGAATCCTAACTTAGTACAGGCTCAATCTAAAGTTCTTTCCGATGCCATAAGCTCTGGGTCTACAGAAGCGATAGGGAGCACGTTTGATTCTATGGGTATTGTTGATGAAGATCTTAGACAAGGGGCATTGCAAGCCGCTGCTAAAAAGCAAAGGGATGAAGCTCAAGCTAAACAAGAAGCCTCATATAAAGATCAATTAAGAGCCCTTAACTCTCATGCAGACAGTGCTTTAGATGACCCAAGCCATGCAGGTGTGTTGGCGTTTACGGAAACGCTACTGCCTATAGCTAGAAGTTCGGGGCTAACTGAAATCAAAGCCTTTAAAGATTTACAAAATTGGGCGCAGAACCCACCGCCAGCTTCAGAAGATCCTTGGGGGTCTTCCGCTCTAGAATCCCCTATTGCTAATATCAGAAGTATTTTGTTTGAAATGACAAAAGCACAAGGAGGCATACCAGGGGCTAGACAAAGCGGCAGGAGAAACCCTAGCGCACGATCATCTGCTTCTTTAGACACATTAGGAATACCATCTAGATAATTAAACCATATAATACTTTGTTGTGGCAACAGACAGCTCTACTTTATCATACACTGCAACACCAGTTGCAACACAGTTAGGATCTTATTTAGCATATCCCGAATGGAAGAAAACTAATAGTACTCCTGGCACTCCTACTCAAGAAGACTTACCCAATTACCTTGATTACTATCGTGTCGAGTCTCTCAAGAGAGGAGAGTTAACACAACAAAAGGAATCCGAAATCCAAGACTACTATGTCAATTGGTACACTGGAGGCAATCCTGTTAGTGATGAGGAATATGGAGCTATTGCTAACATGTCCACAGGATATGCTTTTGGCTCTAACCAAGAAGCGTCTTTAGTATCCCGTGTGTTCCCTCATTTAGATTGGGCAGGTCTGGAAGACAATAAGAAAAACGAATATTTAAATAGGAGTAAGAAAGCCTTACTTCAATCGGGGGAGATTCCTTATGCATCTGTGCTAGAGGGGGACATGGGTGTAGTACACATTGGTAATTATGATAACCAAGGAACCACTACTGATAGACTAACAGCTTCTGGGAACCAAGCTCTCGAAGCTTATCACGCTGGAGCTATAGACCCTAGAGACTTATGGCAAGTATCAGAAGGTTTAGGTGAGTCAGGTATTCCTAACAAAACAAAATTTCAAGCTGATATAGATAAGAGGGATCTAGATACTTTAAAGACCTTACTCCTCAATCCAGAATCAGAGACGGCTCAACAGATAAGTGACGTAATTCAAAACACGATAGATCTTGAGAGCTACCGTAAAGAAGGTAGTTGGTGGAGTCAGTTATGGGCTGACAAGCCAGAAGATATTAACCAGATTATGGTTGATAAGCTACCCCCAGAAATAGCTCAGATCCAGCCTACCCTTATGAGGGAGATTGGTAAGAGAGAAGGGTGGGGGGATGTGCAAATGTCAGGGCTAGATCCAGACAATGCCCATCGGTATTCCAATGAGAGATTGTTTAAACTAATTAAAGAGTTAGCTATTAACCACGCAAATAATCAAGGCGTGTTTAAGTTTGATTCTGATAATAATGAGAACAACATACGCATAACTCCAATGGGTTTACCCATAGCTCACCCTGAGTTAATGAAGAGAGGAGACTTTGATACTATTATTAGTCAGGATAAACGCTTGTCTGACAGACAACGACAGTCTTTAAAAGTTGCCAGAAGCAACTTTATAATTAACTCTCAACTCCCCGCTATGGATAAGATGTGGACACAAGAGCATCTTGATTCTGTGGTCGGTGATCGGTGGACTGCTTACAAAACTGAAAACCCAAATGGGTTGCGTGAGAACCCCGAAACTTTTTATGACAACTTTATAAATAACAAAGATAACTACGACCAGTCTAAGAACTGGTGGGGTGGTGTGGGAGCCTCAATCCCTAACGCTGTTATAAGTATTGGTGCTTCTCTGGGAGCCATGTTAGGAGACGAGACTTCCGCAAAATACTTAGCGGACCACCAGAAGAAAGAAGCTAGTAGGAAACAAACCGCCAGTATATTTGGAGAGAAGTTAGGCTTTGGGTATGACCTTGCTACGACTACATCTCAAGTGGTTTCAGATATCGGAGCAACTTTCTTATTAGGGGGAGCCCTCAGTAAGCTTGGTAAGTTATCAAAGATTGGATCTATTGAAGCTAAAAGTATTGCTGCTAGTAAAACTTCTCAGATACTTAATAGCACCTCTGGCAGTAAAGCTAGACGAGCAACCCGTGCTAGGGTTAGGCAACTAATAGATGAGTCTGGAATAGATAGCACGAAAACTAAGACAGCTTTAAATGCTTACAATGATCTTGTAGCTAGAGAGATGGGCATTAGGTCTTCACTATTCCTTACAGCCGCTAACAGAAGTGCGGGGGCAACGTATGCTACAGTATATAATTCTCTTCCTGATGACATGTCTCATGAGGAGAAGCATGATAAATCTTTAGGCCCAGGATTAGTTGGGGGTACTATTACAGGAGCTATAGTTACTGGATTCTCTGCCCTCAATATGGGTGGTGCAGAAGATATTGTGACCAAGATGGTTACATACCGACAGCTAAAGAACTCTCTTAAAAGTATAGGTGGAGCAGAGTGGATCAATGATAGTACAACTAAAGCACTATTAAAGAAGCCACTTAAAAATAAGATATTAGAATTAGTATCTGCTGAAGGGAAAGGGGTGTTCGGACGCACTATTAGAGGAGCCGTACATGAGGGACTTGAAGAAGGACTTGATGAATTTGTTAACTCTTTTGTAGAGACTAGTGCCACAAATCAATTCCTACCTATGGCCGATAGAATTAACCACTCAATGTATGCCATGAGTCTTGGTGGAGTATTGGGTGGTACTGTTACTCTGGCTGGTAACTATACAGTAGGTCTAGATAAAATTAAATCTTTAGCCCAGAGTAAATCCTTCGACCCACAGAAACAGGCTGAAGATATTGCATTTGAAAATGCTGCCATTGCCCTGCAAGAAAGCGGTCTTGATATTAGTGCCGATGCACTTCGAGCTGCTAGGGATGAGCAAGTTAAAACTGAGGACACAGTCCAAGAAGAAGCTGCCCAAGAATTACAGAGCGAAGATACAGATGTTCAAGAATCACAGGTTCAAGAATCACCACAACCTCCTCCTAATATATTTTCCCCTGACTTCAGTGGTGAGATAGACGCTGCACTAATTGAGAAGTACGTCCAATCTTGGAAGCCGTCTCAGGAAAACCAACAAGAAATTGTATTAGATATTAAAAAGCTTGATGGGGGTAGGCCAATGCGTGTCGGTGTAATAAGGGGAGTTACCCAAGATCCTACAATTGCGTGGCAGATAGATGCCGATGCACTCGCAAATGAGCTTAATGGTATTGATGCTCCAGAGACTAGAAAGGATATTTTAGATAAATACATTGCCCATGAATTGCTTCATGTTTCAGAGACAACCTTCATTAAAGAGAGATGGAAAAAATATAACAAGGAAAACCCTAGTGCACGAACACCTTTCTCTGATTTCTATTTGGCTCATCAAGAGAAGATTTACGACAGCCTTCTTGCTCAAGGCAATGTTCCTTTACGGGAGTCAGTTGCGGATCATTTAAAGATTGAGGATCTAAAGGATGTCTACCTTCCTGGTGAGGAAGCTGATGGAGATGTTCAGATGTCTAAGGACGAGATTGTATCTGAGTTTACAAGACAGTTCCTTGAGGTTTCCCGTGATAAAGGAAGCACTGAAGGTATGGCTGACAGATTCAAAGGTGTATCTCCTGAGTTCCTAGCATTCGTACAAGATGTAGTGGAGCACACTAGAGGTTACGTTGATCCTGAATCATCCGCAGTTCCTAGTGAGAACCAAGGGGTGCATGAAAATGCAACAAAGGAACTTAGGGAACACCTTGATGGGGTTGAAGATTTTTATGTGGATATATTAAGGAGCTCCCTTGAAGGGAAGGTTCTTGATTTTAATGCAGCAGAACCCGCAGACATCGAAGCTTATATGGGGGCAGACTTACAGGGGGAGATAGCAGGGGCGACCAGTGAGCGTTTGGCGGATGCGGAGTGGGAGAGTTGGGCGAAGGCTTATGATAACACTAGATTAACAGGGAAAGATGTTGATGAACAGATGTTGGAGCAAAGAGAAGAGGCTTTGATTGGGATGTTCAAAGCCCACCTGTTAGCGAATGGTAACCTGCAATTAACAGAGGCTTCCGTTGACGCTCTTATTGAATGGTATAAACAAGTAGAGGAGGACTTCGTAGGTAAGGATGCTCCTGAGAAAGTTGAGAGCATACAAACAAAGGGGGTAACAAGATTTAAAACTAATGATAGTGGGGTTAAGGTTCCTACCGAAGTCTATAAAGAAATAAGAAAGGCAATTATAAATGCTGATAGTACGTTGTTAGCAGTTCCGTTAAAGCCTGTTTTAAAAGCATCTTCCTTTCTTGAAGCTTTAACTATATCTCTTAGCCCTGAAAAATTATCAGAAGGAGAGATGCTGACGCTTGTTTACAATACCCCCCCATCAAAAGTTTATAAGCTTCTAAACCATGTAGCTCCTGATATAGGCATACTAGAGAATGCGTCTATGGATGCTAAAGGAGTAGCCTCCAGCATGAACTCACTGATGGCAGCTATAGAAGAGGGAAGCGAGCTAGACTTTAGCTACGATTACCGCACCAAATTTACGCACACACCTATAGTTGTTAATGGTAACGTAGCGAAGGTTAATGTATATGGTTTAGCTACCCTTATACATGAGGCCACTACTGTTAAAGGAGCTAAGAAACTTATTGAAGGGCAGCTACACTTAAAGGAGCTAGAAGCTACACTACTTGAAACAGTTGAAGCCGATGTTATAACAGAAATAGCTAATGAGGTGGGACCACAGATGTTGTCTTTGTTATCCAAGGAATCTAATGACACGTTGAACACTATGTTTCTTGAGAACGAGAAAGGTCGTAAGCGAACTATCTTGGATGACAATGGAGATATTAGACCTGACGCAGCTCAATTTGTTATATCTAATATAATTAAAAAATATTCTTCTGAAGCCTTATCTTCTTCGTATAATCTTAGGAATACTTTTTCATTGTTGAATGCTTTCCCTAGTTTAAAAGCCCTGGCCATTCAATCCTTAGAAGCTACCATAGCTGATGCGGATACAAATATAGCAACGGTTGGCCGACTTAAAAAAGCAAAGCTTCATTTAGAGGCGGGTCAGTTTAAAGATAATCATGCAAAGACATTGTCTTTGCCCGCTGATAGGGACTACCAGTTAAATTTTATAAGAACCGTTGTAGCTACAAGTGCCGACCCTAATGAGGAGGGTGAAATTGATGAAGAAAAATCTGGGTTAGAGCAAAGGTTAGAGGTTCCCATAGGGGATATAGGTGCTTATTCATCTCCCGCAAACCAGAAGACAGGGTGGATTAAAAAGTTTTGGCAGCTGTTTTTAGGTAACGTAGATCCTAGATGGAAGAGAGAGCAAGAGAGAAGACTAAGCTTTTTGGAAAGAGTTAAGGCAGAGTCCGAACAATATATAAATGCTATTGATACTGCTGTTAAGAAAATAGGTGGCTGGACCCCAGAGATAACAGCTCTTATGCAGAAAGCTTCGGGCAGGACAGATGGCAATGAAGTGTCAGAAGAGTTTGAAGCTGCTGCGGATCAAGTCCGTATAGATAAAAAAGACAAAGCTAAAAGAGACGAGTCTAATGATGCCCAAGATTTAAAGAAAGTTTTCATCGAAGCGGATGCAGAATTTAATGAAGCGATTGCAGAGGAAAAGATACGGGTAAGTAAAGAGAATAAAAGAATTACTAATGCTGCTATAGCTGAGTTAGCAAACCTTTCTCCTGAGTTAGCTGATCATGTTAGGTCAGCCCGTGCAAAAATAACTGAAGCCTCTCAGTTGATTGCGAAGAAACTTGAGGCCACTGGGCTAAAACAATTTGCTGATATCAAACTACGTTTCGATGCTCAAGAAGGATTCTACTTAACAAGAACATATAAAATATTTAGAGATGCTAAGTATAGTGCAGCAATTAAAGACAAGGATGTGAAGTCTTTGGACAAAATTAATTTAGATGTACTAAGAGTTAAGGCTGGTAAAGAGATGGTAGCAGAGCAGAGACGGAAGATGATATCACAAGCTATCGCTAAACAAGACAAGCTAGCAATAGAAGAAAACAATTTAGAGTGGTTACGTAAATCAGAATTACTAAAGAACGAAGAGGTAGAAAGTAGATTAGAAGAGCGGGGCGAGCAATTATTTAAAGAGATATCGGACCAGGAATTTGCCGATTACTTTATAGATCACATAAAGGACTATGGGGTAGACGAGACAGACATAATTAAAAAGAAAAAGAAGATTCCAAAAGCTATACGTCAAGCAATGGGGGAGGTAGAGCTCCCTGCCTATAACATAGTATAGACACTGACTAATGTGAATCAGTTTGCCAACTCAATATATGAGGGGGAGAACTTACTTAGTCTAGGGAGGGTAGGGGAGAACCAAAAAGATTGGTGGTTCTTTACTACCACTGAATACAATGACATTATAAGTAAGGAAGGCCAGGAGAATGACCCAGAACTTTATGAGATGGTTAGGAATTTTCGGCCTGTCTTTAATAACGAAGGGGAAAGTGTTCTGCCCACAGGGATGCGAGCTTCCTTTAACAAACTAGCCGACCCCGATAAAAGTTATTACATGCCCCCAGATATGCATGCTTACTTTTCATCAAGGGCTGCTAAGAGAGTCTATAACTTGGAAGAAGATACAGCGAGGTTTATGAATTCCTTTATAAGGAAATCAGTAGGATATTCCTTGGGCTTTAAAACTATGGGAAGTACTACTTACTACGTTAGGAACGTGGCAGGTAACCTTACATTCTTTCCACTCTCTCAAGGTATGCTCCCCGTAGGTATAGATAAACTAATGGGGGAAGCAAGGAGAGCCTTTGGTATAGGTAAAGAATCACAAGGGATTAATGAAGTTGTTCTTGAACTGATTGAGCTTGGGGTAGTGGAGCCTGAGTTTACTTCAGCTATGTTAAATGACATACTAGATGGCAGGACAAATTCAGAATCTATTAAGCAACAGAACTTCGCTATCTTTAATGAGCTTCAGAAAGCTAATGGGTTGCCAGAGATTACAGAAGACGAAGACACTACATTGATTAAGACTCTTAGAAAAGCTTTAACTAAGAAGGGGCTTGCAGCCCCCAGAGAAATCGTTCGTAAAGCACAGAGATTATCTTTGGCTACCGATTCTTGGTATAAGATTGGGTACTACTTGCACGAGAAGAAAGAGTTAGAGAAAGCCAGGCAACACGATATTGATAATAATAATACTGGTCCAGATTCTTATGCGTCCCATACGGATGAGCAGATTAAAGCGGAAGCAATTAATATAATTAAGAAGACTGCCCAGTTCTATTCGCAAAGCTCCCCTTTAGTAGACGGGTGGAATCAATCTTCAGCAGGAGTTTTGTTTGCTCCTTATGTTAGGTTCCGTATGGAGGTTCCTCGCATAATGATCAACACATATGCACGAGCATATAAAGAAATAAAGTCAGACAACCCCATCATTAAGAAACGGGGATACGCAAGGTTAGCTGGTATGTCTTCGGTGGGTACTTTGACAGCAGCAGGATCAATAATCAGTGAGCCTATCTTAGTAGCTTTAACTGCTGTCATGGGTCACAGAGCAGCGGATGACTTGGATGATGACATGCGCCAAGCTCTACAGTTAAGTGTCCCTTCTTACTTGAGGGATCATACTTTCTTATACACTAAGAAGGATGGGAAATATTACTCATGGGATCTAACTTATTTAAACCCATATGCTATGTGGCTGGACGCTGTGCCTACGGCTACTAGAATGATGAAGCAGGGGCATGCTCCGCATGAAGCCATGCTATACGCAGGGTCCAGGTTTCTTGGACTACCTTTTGTTGAAGGGCAGATAGCTACGCAGTCGTTCTTCAACACCATGCAGAATAGGGATTCTAAAGGACAGCCTATTTGGTTTGATAATGATGACCCTCATACAAAGTTTATGAAGGGCATACAAAGCTTTGCTTGGGAAGCTTACGGACCACCAACTGCAAAGGTGCTTGGAGGTATAGCCGCCAGTGCAGAGGCTGGTAAGTTTGATATGGGCGATGCGGTTCGTGACTTAACTGTACCACTAAAACCTTACGAGGTAGATCCTACAGTTTCCTTTTCTAATTTTGTTAGGCAACTAAATACAGATAGGCTACAGCTACGTAAAAAAATAAACAGGTTAGTTAGAGACAAGCCTATGGGTAGCTCAGAGATAGAAGCTATTGCGAGAGACAACATACATATTTCTAAAGTTGCTGCTGAGATGTTCAGAAGATATGCTCCTAAATTTGTAGCGATGGAGGGGGGAGTTTCTCCTGAAGTGGTTGCTGAAAGAGGCAAGACTTTATTTCCTAAAGGCAGGTATGATGATCTAGGGAGAGGGCACTTTAGTCCAGAAGAACTTACTCCAGGAATGCTACAGCTTATGGGACAGAACGTAGACTTACGGGGTATGAAGAAGCAGAGGTATGAAGATTACTTTAAACACTTACGTGAACTCATAGAGAAACAAGGAGGTTCTTATTTCCTTAAAGATTAATTTAAAATTTCATTAGCTTCTTCCCATAAAGAGATTGCGAATATACAATCCTTAAAAGATTTTTCTTCTATCAGAAGGGTGTAATCTTTTACATCTAGTTCAGCCCCCATTTTCCAAAAATCTTTTTCAACTTGTCGGGGGTCACTGTGCTCCCAAACAGCCCAAGGTTGTGATGCCTTATAGGTAGCAGGGAGTGAGCCCGATACACGCATGTCTTCTACTCTGTATTGGGATTCTGTATCGTCTTCTAGTAGGACTTCGTATAGTCCTTTTTTTATTTTTCTTATTAACATAATTGTGTGCTTTAAAATTAAAACCCCGCCACCTGTAAACCTATTAACAGATGACGGGGTTATGCTATGTCGGTGTTACTACAGTACCTATCGGTAAAATTATCTCTCGTCTAAATAAACTATCTTCACTATCTTATAGTTAATTAAACAAGCTATCACTTCTGCATCTTCAATTGATTTGATATCTTCGATAAGTCTAGGGTTACTCACTTTCCGTAACAAACTAAACTTACCATCCTTCTGTTCAAAGAGCCATGCATGTTTCTTTTTTCCATACGACATACTTTAAACTAATCTTCTTGATAACTCAATGAAAGCTTTAGATGCAGTACATGGTACAACTCCATTACCTAACAACCTTAATCGATCCACTCGATTGGCAGTTGCGTCCAACCTACGGGTATCCCCATCAGTTGCTCCACCCAATTTGGTGAGAGCCTGTACTGAGTGGACAACCCTAGGCTCTTCCCATTCGTGCTGGTCTTCTTTTGGTCTGGCGGGCCAGGCACTTGCTCGGTTGCATAGTCCAAGCGGGCGTTCGACCTGTCCTTCCCGTCCTTCCGTATAACTGTCGGACCGGATCCTTTGTGGTCGCTCGCTGTCGGGGTCGGCCAGTTTACTTGCTTGTATATTTCCACAGCTCTGGGATCCACCTGTTCCCGAAGATTCGCTGGCCTCTTTCTGCCCTTCCTTGTTGTTTGTGCTTGCCTCCTCAGTGCATCCTCCGATCTTGGTGGCAACCCATCCATCGTGTTTGGTGTAGCCCAGTTCTCCCATGTCTCCACTGCATCCCTCAGCTTGGCTCCGAACCATTGATTGCTTGTATTCCTCCGACTCCTGAAGCCCTTGTCTGTCAGCTCCGTCTCTATCCTGCCACCCTCCGCATCGGAAGTCCTTGCGGTGGGCCATGATAAAGACTCGCTTCCTTTGATGGGGAGCCCCGACTTCAGCCGCTGAGAATACTCCTGCCGTTGCTCGGTAACCCACTTCTTCCAGGCTTTGGAGCACATGCTTGAGAACGGATTCCCCTTCGGCTGTTTTACTGGAGATAATTCCCTCAACATTTTCGAGAAAGACAACTGCTGGTTGGCACTCTTTGATTCCTTCAAGGATGTAGGGGAAGAGGTGTCTTGGGTCTTCAGTTGATTGTTGTTTCCCTGCTCCACTGAATGGCTGGCATGGGAATCCTCCAGACAGGATGTCCACGCATCCACGAAACTTTCTGAATGGGAATTCTTTAAGGTTCGAGAACACAGGTGCTGGATGAACTTCACCCGCTTCCATCTTCGCAACCAAGTTGGCGATAGCGAAGGCTTCGATTTCAACATGAGCGACTTCTCGCACATCTGGGAGAACTCTTCTGAGTCCAAGTCCAATCCCTTCGTATCCACTACAGAGGGACAGGTGTCTGATATATTCTTTGGTATTATCCACATTATTTGCTTTCTATTTTTAAGGTTAGTTACTTATCGTTTTCGAGGATCATGTTGAAGAACCTATCTGCTAGTTCTCCATCCTCTCCTTCGTATATAACTGTGTTGGGCTCTCTCTCTTTAACTCCTACCACTCTCCAGACTTCATCACTTCCGTCATACAAGAGGGCTATGGATTTATAAGAGTAGAACTCAACGGGTCTTTGGTTTAGTACTGTTGACATCTTTTCTTTCTATGTCTTTGGACATCCCCATAAACCTACATATGAAGATGCACACTGTTATATACAGCAAAAGATATATTACCCACATGAGCTTACCTTCTGCTGTATCTTATCAAGATAGGGTTGAAACTTTTCTGGCTTCTCTTCTATCTTTTTCTTAATGGCATACACTGCCCCGTACTTCCTCCCATAATGAGAGGCTGTCTTGTGGGCAGTCTCCCCTTCCTGGGATATGAGATACATCCCTAAAGATGCCCAAGGTGTGACTGTATGGTCACGGCTATGCATCAACTCGGCTTCTCCGAAGCCAGATACTGAAGACACAGCTTTTTTTATTGTCTCTATTCTATTATTGTCTATTATTCTCACAACGATTATATATATTTATATTACTATTTTGTCAATCGACTTTACTTTCAAGCTTATCTTTAAGTGCTTGAAGGACTGCCCTAGCTACATCCACATCTTGAGTGGCTTCTAAGTAATCAGGGTTGTCCGTTATAAACCCAGTTAATAAAATGATTACTTCCCCAAGGGTACTGCTAATCAATTTCTTTGTTGGGTCTGGCTTATCTAATTCCTCTTCTATTTTTAGAAGCAGGGTAGTGACATCCTCGTATGTCTCCCCTTGTTGGGGGAACGCTTTGACAAAGTCATCGAGGATTTGTTTTAGGTTTCTGTTCTTTTCCATATGTTTTGTTTGTTACTCTTCGTATTCGTAAGTCCAATGTTCGGGAAACAGCAACACCTCTAAGGGTATCTCTGTCTCACTACGATGTTTCTTCTTACGAAATACTAAGCTCGGTTTAGTTCCTGCCTTTAAGGAGACGATGTAGTCTTCCATTGGGCCCGTCGGATTCTGGAGTTTTACCTCCCTGTGTACTGTACTGTTTAGTTTAGTTGCCATAATTAATGAAGGCCGATTGCTATCGGCACGTTCGTGAATGATTCCAATCCGCATGCATGTCCCTTCGGTGTGCATGAGTCACATACTCCTGGACAAACAAACACTCGCTTGCCCACTGCATTGCGTACTGCTTTCTTATATTCTCTTGTCTTGTGTCCTGCTTTAGATGCTACCTTGTCAATAGCTACAGCGAGGAAGTCCCCTCTGGTGCATGGTAGCTTTAGCATCCGCTCTCTCTTCTCTTCGTCATACCTGCTTCCACTTGATAGGTTAAGCTTGTAGTTCTCAGGGAAGGGACGGCCTTCGCTATCCCACTGCAAGAAGAGATCCCAACTCTTACTATACCCGTAAGCTTTGATGTCAGGCCGTAACTCTAACATCCTAAACCAGAAGGCTAGCGTCTCCATGTCATGGATATCTCCATCAACGTACAGCCTAACTGTTACATCAGGAGGCAAGAACAACCAATCATGTTCAATGGTACATGGTTCATGGTTCAAGAGCCATAGGTTCTGTGCCTGTCTGAAGAATGCAGCAGGGTAACGCCACGCCTTCAAGCTGTAGCAGAACTCTGCACAATCCCCTGCTCCAGGACAGGATACAATAGGCAGGACAGACCACGCCTTGAAGGATAGCTTCTTGTTGCCGTCGACAAACAAGGAGAACTCTGGTCTACCTGTATCTAAAAAGCGTTGGAACTTGTGAGCATAGTATGCCCATGTTCCAACCTTTGTGATGTCACTTCCCTTTTCGGCAAGGACGTTCTCGTCTAGCCATTGCTCTAATGGCCAGCCTTTCTTCTCAGTCTGCACCATCTGGGCAAACTGCATCTGTTGCTTTCTGTTCATAAGATTATTCTTTCCTTTCTTGTTTTACTACTAGGGTTTCTCTTATTGGATCGAATCCACAATCCAAGAGAGTTTCTACATACTCCATGTCTCTGCCACAATCGACACAGGTTGGTGTTCCATTCTCTGCATACCAGTAAGGTGGTACTTCTGCTATCTCACAGACATAGGACTTAGTTGTATCCGCATACTCTACACACCGCCAACGATGTAGAATGATCTCATCTTTTATTGGTCGCCAGCCCATCTTGTTCCTCCTCTGTTTTGTATATTAGATCCTCAATGATATCGCCAATAGTGAAGCCACTACCTTCGTTATCTTTAGGTTCTTCTAATAGTTTTCTTATTCTTAGGAATTCCCTTATGTCATACAGATCACATAAACGTCCTTCATGTGAGTTGTTATTCATTTGGTTTCCTCCTGGTCTAGTACTACATAGCTGTCACTGTACCCGAAGGCATCATCGTGAGGCTTGTCTCGTGTGAAACGATACTCTTCTCTTAAAGCATCCAGCCTCTTGGCTAGAGCCGTGATTAGCTCCCCGTTAGTTATGTCTTCCCAATCCTTGGGAGATACTAACGTGAACGCTACATCAAACATATGATTCTGGAGTACACCAGACTTATGTTTGTTTACTTCTTCAAGCCATTCATGGTATGGCTCGTTACTTACGTGGTTACTAGGCATTACTTTTTAGTAGTGTGTATAGTTCTTCAGGCTGGTGGCCCAGGACAAAGAGAGCAACCTTTAATAATTGCTCTTCTTCGATGGTAGCTTCGTCTCGTTCCTCGTCTGGCCTTGCATGCAAGTCATCGAGTCGAGTATGTATTAAGTTATAGACATGCTCAAAGGCGTTGTCTATTATCTCTTGGGTTAGGTTTTGCTTTATGTTCATTTGGATTCCTCCTCTTCTATCATGTTCATCAGCCAACTTTCGGGGACTGATTTGTATAACATATAGAGTCCTATCTGACACCATTGGATATGTTGTTTCTTTATGGCTTCATCATAGGAGTTATCAGTCTTCTCACCATCAAGTAACGTGAGTCTCTGCTCAATAACTCCAATGACATATCCCAACGCATCTAGTTCTTTGTGGTTGAGTGATTCATCCAGCGTGTAAGTTTCTTCTGTGATCATTTGTTTCCCCCTATCCAAGCTTCTTTATACTTAGCAATGAACTCAGGCTTCTTAACATTGTTAAGGAACACATACTCAGGTTTCCACCACTTGGTTTTCTTTAGCTCCCCCTCCAACTCACCAGACTTAATACGGCTAGCGGGTATACCTTTCCTAGATATAAACCAAACACTACCCTCTCTCAGATAAAGAAGCTTAGTCCTTTTATCTTTCGTGAAGTCCCTCCACCAGAGTTCTTCCATTAGAAGATCTTCAATTAGACCCTCAATGTCATACTCGTTATTTTTCTCTGCCCATTTGTGGAGTTTATCAACGGCTTCTTTATCAGCATCTGAATAGATAGGACATCCTTGCTCGTCTTTCTTACCCTTCCAGGCAGTTTGTACATGAGTCGGACCTCCATGTCCTGCATTCTCTGCATCTCCTACGTGCTTGCCATTCACGTATACTTTAGCAGTGAAGGCATTAGTCTCATGACTCAATGCTTGGCAATGCTTTATACTTTTTAGTTCTACTTTCATTTTATTTAAGTAAGCCACACCCCAGACTGCATGAGGTGTGGCTTGGTTTTGTTTGTTTCAATTATGCAGCCAAGATCAATGTGTCCCACTGATTACGGGGTTGCTCTACTATCATGCCACCGATACGATCAAGTTCGGCTCGCCTGTCAAAGCTCTCCACTCTCTGCCCTGCAGCAGTGAAGGCAGCTTGCAAGCCATAGGCATGACGTTCTTCATCAACAAATAGCTCTTTAGCTAAGTCGATCTCTTCTTCAGAACATTCGTAGAACTTACCAAACTTCTCGATAATTATATCGGGTTCCTTGGTAAAGGTTCTCTCGAAAGAACTGAGCACTAGCTCTTTGATATATTCTATCTTTTCAGGAGCAACCATCTCAAGGATTCGGCCCTGGATTTTGTCCTCCATGTTAGACTTCTCTAGTGGGTTTGCAAAGGGCATCTTAGGCAATAGCCCTGTGATGCTGGTGTCGAGTCTCTTTCCTGAGTGCTTCATGTAAAACACTTCAAGCTCCTCCATCCCGAAGACCATCCCATTGTCACAGAAGCCATCGCATAAGAAGAACTCTATATAGAAACCAGACTGCCCAACTTCAGAGTTAGTTATCTGGAAGCCTATAAATATATTGCGCTTCCCAATGGTAAGCACTGGCTCTTTAGTTACCCAACGGGCAAAGGTTTTCTCTCCTGTGTTACGTCCTCCTAATTCCTTAAAGGCAGGTAGTCCTTCAAGAACCTGGCGAATAGTTGGAAAGATAAAGTCATCATCCAATCTCTTGTAACTCGGTGAGAGCAATGCTCTTGCTTGAGTGTAACGTGATGCAGGATTTGATAGTGTCCGAATCATGAAAGATCCTTCGTGCCTGTCAATTTGCTCCCGTACATTCTTGATAAGCAGGTCATGCTGATTGCTTGCATGTAACATCCTGCCATACTGGACTAGTCCATTACCTCCTAGCTCAGTTAGGTATCTCGTAAGGAATAACTTTGAACAGTTAGCCTTGCGATATGATCCCAGCCCAGTGGGTATTCTTACAGTGTATCTATTACCCTCTTCAAGGTAATCGAATTCTGTCCTATTAAGGGGAGCCATGTAGTCCTCTTTAATTCCGTCTCTTAAAACTCTATCGAGTTCGTGATGCTTTGCATTTTCTGCAAGCTCTGTATTTACTGTAGTAGTTGCTACTGTTACCATTGTTTTTTTTGTTCTAGGTTTTGCTTTCACTGGCAAAGAATATGCCAGTTGAAATTGTTTACTTGCTGCCTAATGCCTCCTCTTTAGTCCAAAGAGCAGACTCAAATCCCTCCACTGGCCTTCCAGCATTGTGCCAAGTAACAAGCTGGCAGTCATATGGATTACTCAGGTATCGAGTGATGCGGTATCCTATCGGACAATAGTCCAGATACCAGTCATTCAGGTCGGCCCAGTCAGGGTGAGGCCAAGGTACTTGGCTCGCTTCTTCTACTTTAGTTAGTGCTTTCATGCTGTTGGTTTTCTTTTTGTTCTATGAATAGGACATTTAATAGACTCATACTCGCCAACGTCTACAATATAGAACGGTGAGTAATGAGGTTTGCCATTGTCATGTCGAACAATAGTCCCAGCCGTGAGCTTTCCACGATGGGGTACTATTACTTCCGTGCCTTTAGTTAATACCATTTGATTCCTTTCGGTTATTAGTTTGCTTTCACCTGGTGAATTCCAGATTGAAATTGTTTATAATATATTTACCAGTATTTGTCTAGTAATTTCGTATCTATTCCCCAGATACCCCTTTTTCCCAGATGTATGCACCATACATCGTTATCCCCCAATTAATGTGCAAGGCAACCTGCCCATGATTCACAGGTTCATGGATCAAGTTGCCTTGTTATGGTTTAGTTTATTTCAATGTCGATCGGTGGCGGATATATAAATCCAGACCCAGCAGCGGGCACGGGCCTACTAACATAGAAAACCCTGCCATCTTTCTCCGTACACGTTTCTTTCTTGATGATGCCCCGTTCCCAAAGCTCATCAACCAACCTGTGATACAGGTACTCTGATGGAGTACATTCAAAATGATAGTACTCAATCATGTAGTCCACGAATTCATCAGCTAGTCTCTCGTATCCCTCTATCCTTGTCATCATTCATCCTCCTCGTTAGGTTCAAGAAACCATCCATCTGATCTTTCAATGCAAGTCGTGCATCTTATTGCACCAGCACCGAAGCCTCCTTCTCTTTTGAAAAGGCCAGACCTAGGAATGTCTGGATGATCCAATGACTGTCTGCATAGAGTCCAACGGGCATCCTTATGTTCAGCTACGTGGATCATGTTATCACGTTTGGCCGTCTGGTTTCGCTTTCGCCAGGTCACCTCTACGAATTCATAATAACTTGAGGGGCTAGCTTTCTGTATAGTCTCCTCTAGCTGTATGATTAGAGCATCAATATTTTGCTTAAGCTCTACTGTCTTATGTTCCATGCCTTCTTTATACTCCCGTAGGATGTTCTGTAATACATGGATAGCATCCTTATTATTATCTAATAGATCTTCAGCTTGTGACTCCAATCTATAGCGGTCATATAAATGCTTGGTTTCTTTATACTCTTTCATTTTTTCCTCCTTCTTTTTATCTCTTCATTAATTTCCTCAAGGTTGTCATAGTTTTCTGTGACTTGAGGGGTGAAGTTACCAACTACTTCATCGCTATTTAATTCCTCAATAGCTTCATCAAAGGCCCAGGCTTTAACGTCCTCCATTGTAGGGGATGGCCTGTGGCAGTTCTTCCAGAAGCCTCCGATCCAATCATCAACAAACTGGTCGGTCGTTCGAGTGACGTACTGCCCTGCTGTTATTGTCCTCCTATTCCTCTCCTCTTCAATATAACTGGGAAGGTCTAACGCCTCTCTAATCTGGGCAAGTGACCCTTTAAAGTCATCAAGCATTTTCACATCATCGGGGAATATGTTAGCCTCACCTTTGTAGACATCTTCAAGAAGCTCTTGCAGCCTTTCCAGGCCCGCCTCAATATCTCTAATTTGTGATATCATTTTTTACCTCCTCCCAATTGCTTCATTACTTTATGGGCGAGGGTGTGAAGCTTGTCCATATATCCATGGCAAGCATATACATAGCCGTGCCTGTTATTAGCCTCCTCCGCAGTGCGGAGTAACTTCTTAACCTCTTTGATTGAGGTTGCTTTCTTTATCTGGGAGCGGGTCCCTTCGTTTGCTTTCATTGTATTTAATGATGCCCCTTGCGAGGACTTGGTTTGTTATAATAACTCTGGCGCAATGTTTGCCAGAGCATCGGCATCGACTTCGATGCCAAAGGTTTTTAGTTCCTCGCAGATATCTTCTAGACCAGTCCCTGATAGGGCTGCCATCTGAATCTTGAGGTTGTCAATATGCCCATCCTCAATTAGGTGAGCGAGTTGGTGCTTAATGTCCATACTATTTAAACATTAGGCCGTTGTTACAATGCCCCTGATCCAGGGCACGTTGGATTTTGTTGCTATTCTTTTCCTTTGCTAGGGCTCGCTTCAACTTATCTACTTTTAATAGTAGATAGAATGAAGTGACTGCAAACGCAATCATAACAAGCACTGAAACTAACAGTGCAATATCTGATGTATTCATTACTATCCTTTCGTTATTAGACTTCAATGCCAAAAAAGGTCTTCATAAACTCAGCATATTCCTCTGGGCTTGGCTTCCGACTATGGTGTTTCGTCATTGTTATCCTTTCGTTGTTATTAGATCCAACACTTCACAATTAGATATGCTTGTGAACGTGTCCTTAGTTCTGCTCGACTCGACGGGAGTCTCGCCCTTCTCGGACTGCCATGCAGTCCAATCGCTGGAGGTCTTACTATTAATAAGATCCAGCACTTTACGTCTGTGCAATGGCACAGTGCTTTCTTTATACATAAAGCTAAAGGGGACTTTTTAAGTCCTCAATACTTCAATATTCAAGTCAACCCCCTTGGGCAATCTCAAATATCGAAGTGTTGAAGGCTTAACTTCTCGTGAATATGATGATATCCCCACCCTCACCGATATCTAATAGCTCTGATGCTTTCATGGTTTTCCTTTCTTTTAGTTAGTGTCCTAGCTTGGCATTAGCCCCTGCTGCAATCTCTTGCAAAAGTGACAGGTCTATAACCTTTAGCCTAGTAGTTGCTAGTTCTGACTTCGGCACTCGCCTGGAATTGTTAGGCGTGTGACTTGAATGTTTGTGATGGCTCACTATGCTTTGCGTCGAATAAGTTGACGGGTTTTCATAACGTCCAGGTTTTGGTCCAGCTTTCATTTTAGTTTATTTTGTTTTGGTTTGATTTAGTAATCTTTACTCAATACTGCATACGCCCTGCGTTAATTCACACAGAGCGTACACAGGTTTGAATAAATATTATTTGTCCTGCTTTCCGTAAATCTCTTTACGATTTCGTTAGGTCGTACATTGTGCGATATGATCCATAGACAACGATTCATAAGCTCATGAATCATGGTTCATATTTCATGCATATGTTCCCTATCCCAAGTTTACTGTGTATTATGGCCTAGTGATTTCACACCACTAAACTTGTACACTTACCAAGTCATTTTTCTTTTGGCCGGATCCCTCATGGGGATACTCAACGAATGAGTCGCCACTTGCTCGCAGATATCAACAATAAATTCGATCTTATATATGCGCTGCAAAAGCGTAAATATAAAAATCGCACCTATATAGGCGAGTGATTCAAAAGCTAGAAACCTTTATTTTCTATATATCAAAAGAACAAACATAAAACGCAATACAACGAAAAAGGAAACCATACCCAAATAATTGGCCTATGGTCTTCGTTGCGTGCTGTAATTTGATCCCCTCTAGACATCTTCGAAATCCTCTAGAAGTATCATTTGCAATACTGAAAAGAGACAAGCGCAAATCCCTATATCGGCCATTTGCGCTCTCTCTTTTGTTCTTTTCAATTACTTGCATCCTTTCACCCAAAAACCCTACAAGGCGAACCTTGTAGGGTGATGGGTTAATATGGGTTTAAGGATTACTTGAATGCTTTAGCATGAGGATGCTTTCTTGCAAGTTGAGACCAGCGTTTACAGCTAGAAGCAAGAATCAAATCGGCTGTATACTGAATTAATTCGCCTTCGGTCATCTCCACGTTTCCTGCTTTCAGATCAGCATCAAAAGACTCAATATTTTTGGTAGTTTCTTGAGTCTTACCTCCATGCTTTTTCATTAGCCTTGCTTTTGTGCCTCCCTCTTTTCTCCATTCATTTGAGAGATATAGAGCAAGCTCAATATCCATGGTATTAGGGTTATCAATTTGCTGTATTACAGCGTCGACAGTTTTCGATGCTTTCGCATTCGCCTTTGGTGTCTTTGTAGTATTTGACATGATAAGGACATTTTAAGGCCATATTCTATTAATTCAATATAAATATACTATTATTTTATCATTATTCATAATTAGCCTTTTTTTAGTCATTAATAGAAAAGAATCAACAAAGAATGAAATTCTGCAAATCCGAAAACTATTGATTCATGAATAATGAACATTGGTTAATGAATCAGAAAAACAGAAAATCCAAAATGACCACCACCCAGGGGCCTGGAATTTTTGCAGGACCAAACCTATATTTATATATACCATGTAGGAAAAAATTAATGGGTATCTCAACAGATGGTTAGTTTTTGTCTTTTAGACCATCCCTTGGACACTCTTTCTTTCAAGGTTTGCACTGAAAGTTTTTGTTTCAGTTTTGGGGACGTTACTTTCAACATGAACCAAAATGTGAAACTAACCCCTATGTGGAAACTCTTCCTTGACGGTTAAGCGTATTATTGCATATTATATTAAACTGCTTACCTTACTCTAGAGAGTTTATAGGGTAGGGGTCGTTATGGAAACTAAAATTGAAACTATGAAAATTGAAGGGGCGGCTCCTTACGAGATCGCTGAAAATGGGAAAGTTTATCGACGGAGCCCTCAAGGGAAACTCAAGAAGCTGAAGCGTTGGCATCAGTATATTACCATCCGAAAAGACGACGGTGTTTCATGGACCTTTAACACTGAGAAGTTAGCAAGGGACATGTTTCATGGACCGGAGAAAACGTATCGGGCAGAGGACATTTATGACATGTATGATGCGAAAGATATTCCTGGGTGGGATCGGTATGTAATTACTAATTATGGGGCGGTCTATTGTATTGACCCACCGAAGCGGGGACCTAATTCGGGGGGCTGTTACCAGCTTCGTGAGTTTTTAGTAAAGGGTCATTCGTATGTTACCCTTTATAGGGGGCGGAATTTCCGTAGGAACAAACGTGTCCGAACCCTAGTGCGTGATGTGTGGGGGGAGTATTCTGCCTTGCCTGAACTATAAAAAGGCTTAACTTTGTAGTTACATGTCTACTGAACAATATTCTATTGACGCTCTTGAAGGTTTGGGCAGTCTCGACGAAAAGGGAAAACCTGTAGAGGCTCGCATTAAAGATGTTAAGAGTGCCATTGGGATATACGAAGCTTTACTTAAAGCGGATGAGAAGTCATCCGTGAACCGTGCTCGTGTTGACGCAATGTTTGACGGAGCCAGTCCTTATAGCCAAGGGCAGCTTAACCGTAGTGGCCAGGGGTTAAAAACCAACTTGAACTTTGGGGAAGCCCAAAGGTTGCTGGATATTTCTCTGTCTGCGTATGTGGATTTATATTCCTCATTGGAGACATTAGTTGAGGTTAGAGGTACACAGGGTCAGAGATCAGAGATCAAGGTTCAAGAGGACATTGTATCCGAAGAGATCACGCAGATGTTGCGAAGCTGGCCTGAGTTCCACAGCAGTTATTTACGACTATGTACCACATTCGTCAAACACGGCACGGGGGTTGCCTATTTCGACACCCCCGACGACTGGAAATTCAGGGTAGGCAGTTTCGCTGACATACTAATACCGAGGCAAACCCCTGCTAACGAGGGGGCTATTGACGTAGCTGTCGGTCGTAGGCAGTATCATCTCCATGAGCTTTTTAGTTTCATTAAGAATGAGAAAGCTGCCAAGAGAGTTGGGTGGAATGTTGAAGAGGTTAAGCGAGTTATTTTGAAAAACGCCAGAACGGATGGTCGGAATAGCCGTAGTAACACTCATTCTGACTGGGAGTCTATCCAGCAAGAGTTGAAGAACAATGATATTTACGAGAGTTACCAGAACCCTACCGTATCAATTCTCCATTTCTGGGTACGAGAGATGGATGGTTCTGTTTCTCACTACATAAGTGCTCAAGATACGCCTAAAGATTTCCTATATAAGAAAGTTTCACGTTATGAAAAGCCAGAACAGGCTTATGTAATGTTCACTTATGGTGTGGGTTCTAATGGAACTTACCATTCTGTTAGGGGATTAGGGCATCGTATCTTCAATCATATCCAAACAAGCAACAGATTACGTTGTCAGATGATTGATGGTGCAATGTTAGGGTCTGCTGTGATGGTACAGCCAGAGAACCAGAGGGCTTTAGATGAGTTAAATTTCACATATTATGGGGCTTATGCGGTATTATCACCAAATGTGAACATTATACCGAAGGCCGTACCTAATTTAAGTACGGCTGTACAGCCCGCATTAACGGATATTACGAACCAGTTAGCTCAGAACACGGACACTGTAAGCACTTATGGTCCTGAACAGAGTTCACCGTACAGGAATCAGATGCAAGTTGTGGCTGATATGGATGTGCAGACTCGTTTATCTGGTGCTTCATTAAACTTGTTCTATGCATCGTGGTCCCGTTTACTTAGGGAAGTTGTACGTAGAGTAGTTATCAACAAGAAGCGTGACCCACTTACGCAAGAATTTTATGCTCGCTGTGCTGCAAGAGGGATACAGGAATCATTTATCAAGACTTTAGATGTAGACCGCACAAAAGCTGTCCGATCCATTGGTAATGGTTCATATGCCAATAGGTTAGTTGCCTTACGTGAGTTACAGGCTATATCTGGCTCATTCGATGAGGTAGGACGTAAGAACCTTACTCGTGATATCGTGGCTACTCGTGTAGGGCATGATTTAGCGGATAGGTACATTCCACAACAGATGCAGGAAAGACCTACCGTGGATGTTAAGATAGCGTACTTTGAGAACCAAGACTTAATGTCTGGAGCCCAAGTCCCTGTCGTTGCCAATGAATTACACGCTACTCATTTAGAGGTACACCTCCCTGCGTTGGAGCAGCTTATAGAGCAGTTAAACATGGGGGGTGCTGATCCAGTTCAAGCCCTGGCTTCGGTACAGGCATTTTACCAGCACATTTCGCAAACTACCCAGCAACTTGCGGGTGATCCTCAACAAGAAGGATTGGTTGGCCAAGCGAAGCAAGCTTTACAGTATGCTGAAGAGATGATTTACAATACCTCTAAGCAGGTTGAGAAGATGCGGCGGGAGCAAGCGGAGGCGCAGCCACCTCCTGAAGGTGGGGAAGCTATGGACCCTGCATTAGCAGCTAAAGTCCGTGAGAGTGAGATTAAAAATCAGATAATAATGGAGAAGGCCGAGCTTGACATGCGTATAAAACAAGCCAAATTTGAGCAAGACCAAGCTATTACAGATGCTAAGAATGCTCTGGAGATGCGTGGAAAATCTTAAAGTATGCCAAAAAAAACTCCGTTACCTGTATCGTTAGACAGGTGGTTTAAAGATGTTAAAAAAATTGATGAGTTGCGAAAAATCCTGGAGTCTGAGACTTTCCAAGAGGCAGCGGCAACTCTCAAAGAATCAGCAGGACCCTCCTTCGGATCAGTCACCGCAGACGCTGGAACTAACAGCACACGCCACGCATGGTTCGCTGGATATCGTGACGCTTTCAGTGATTTACATAAACTAACAAAGTTAAAAGACACAACTAACTCTACACCAAACTTAGAAGAATGGATGCACATTCAGACACCTCAACAGTAGAAGCTCCTGTGGCAGAACCCGCAGTAGAGTCCTTACCCGAAGAGCCTTTAATGGCCGACACATCTTTTTTAGATGCTATTGACCAAGCTCTTAGTAATAAATCCGCTGGAGAGTACACACCCCCCACGATGGAGGAAAGAGCAGAAGCCACCCCGACCCCCGAAGAACCTAAAGAAGAACCTAAAGAAGAACCTAAAGAGGAGCCTAAAGAGGAACCTAAAGAGGAACCTAAAGAGGAACCTAAAGAGGAACCTAAAGAAGAGGAACCCCTTGTAGATAAAGACCCTATTGAGAATTTATCTGAGGATGTGGGGGATAAATGGACACCTAAAGCTGCTAATAGGTTTAAAGAATTAAAGTCTGAGTTAAAGACAAGTAGGTCAGAGCTGGATGAGCTTAGACAATTATCCAGAGAGCAGACCTCTCAATTAAAGGAGATGTCAGCTTTAGTAGAGAACCGTGATCTATCTTCTCTGCAAGAACAACTTGCACAGTACGAATCTGAAAGAGCTTTTACAGATCTTGAGAATACCGAGGCGTATAAAACTACCATTACTGAACCTATCAATGAATTAATGGGGGAGGCCGCAGATATTGCGGACCACTATGATGTGAAGGGAGATATCTTGGTGGATATAATGTCCCTTGAAAAAGCGGAGGATCAAGATACTGCATTGGAACAACACTTTCCAGAGATGTCTGCTAGGGACAAAGCAAAGGTGTACCGTCTTATTGAGTCCATTGATCCTATCTTGGAGCAACGGCAAGAGATGATTGAGAATGTTGATATTGCACTTAACGAGGCGCAAGCATTAGAAGAGCAACGGGCTTCTAACGAATTAGCCGAAAAGGTCAAATTTCGTCAGAATATTTCTAGGAATGTGGTACAGCGTGTGAGTGAGAAACTCCCTTTCCTAAATGGCATTGAAGATATAGATATGCCTTCTATACAGGAAAAGGCATCTTCTTTAGATCCTAGTGTAGTACACCCTGTTGATTTTGCTTATGGGGCAGTTGCTGCCGAGCTACTCCCTAAAGTAGTTCGCCAATATTTTTCTTCTCAGAAAGAGGTCGAAGCCTTGATGGAGAAGCTTTCTGAGTATGAGGATGCCGAACCAACAATGTCTGGAGCATCTAATACAGATGGCCAAAATGTATCTCAGGCCAATTCTGATCTAAGTTTTGAGCAAGCTATTGCAGCCGCCCTAGGTTAGTTGCATAGTTTAAAAATCTAGTTTAATTTAGGGCTATCATGGCCACTAAAGAGCAAAGAAGAAGACGAAGAAGGACACCAATTGCTGCGTCAGCAGATCGTTCACAAAAAGAAAGAAATAGATTTTTCGGAGGTAAAGCTTCTGCGCTTTCGGGTTCAAAGAGTACTAGGGGGGTCAGACCTGTCGGCAAAGACATAAGATCGAAGGCTGCAAAAGCCGCAGGGACTGGTAGAAGTTTAGGGAAGGCTACTCTTAGACCTTCAGAAGTAGCCGAGGCTGATGCACTAGATCGAATTTCAGATAACCTTACTGAACAGAATGTTGGGAGCCCAGAACCTCT